AAAGACAAAGGACTTGAGATACACGGAAGTAATCTATGTAATGAGATACACTTACCAACAAGTCCTGAGAGAACTGCAGTATGTTGTCTATCATCTTTAAATCTAGAATACTATGACGAGTGGAAAGATACTACTATTGTAAGAGACTTGATAAGAATGTTAGACAATGTCCTTGAGTACTTCATACAGAACGCACCTGACTCGATTTCTCGTGCGAAGTACTCTGCAATGCGTGAGAGAAGTTTAGGTCTTGGTGCAATGGGATTTCACTCTCTTCTGCACAAACATGGTGTTGCATGGGAGTCTGAACTTGCAAAAGAAATTAATCATCAAGCATTTGGTTTTATTCATGATGAAGCACACGCAGAAACAGAATTACTTGCAAAAGAAAGAGGAGAATATCCTGACGGAAAAGGTTCGGGTAAAAGAAATGCACACTTAACTGCAATAGCTCCTAATGCATCGAGTGGTGTTATTTTAGGAACAAGTCCTTCTATCGAACCATTGAAGGCAAATGCATATACTCATAGAACTCGTGCGGGTAGTTTTCTAGTAAAGAACAAATACCTAGAACAACTACTTGAGTCTAAAGATATGAATAACGATAGTATTTGGAGTTCTATAATCACAAATAAGGGGTCTATACAACACTTATCCTTCCTTACAGAAGGAGAGAAAAGTATATATAAAACTGCGGACGAATTAGACCAAAACTGGATAGTTCAACATGCGGGAGACAGACAGAAATATATATGTCAAGGACAATCTGTTAATCTTTTCTTTCCCGCTGGTGCAGATAAATCATATGTAAATAAAGTTCATCTACGTGCATGGAGTCACGGGTTGAAAGGTCTTTACTATCTACGAACTGAAGCAAAGTCTCGTGCAGAGAATGTTTCAGAGAAAGTAGAACGAGTCGCACTGCAAAGTGATACAAGTACAATCGTATATACCAAACCGAATTGTCCTTTCTGTCAACTTGCAAAAGAAGAACTGAAACTTCGTGGTATACCATATGACGAGATTAATCTTGAAGAGATTGGTAAAACTGCAAGAGAGGTAACGGGTCGAAAAGGAGTCAAGACAGTTCCACAAATATATTTACAAGGTGAATATGTTGGGGGTTATGAAGAACTCATGGAACTATTTGACAAAACAGAAATCGAAGAGTCGGAAGACTGCAAAGCATGTGAAGGATAACAATGGCACTATTAGAATTTTCAAAAACATACAAACCTTTTCTATACCCTTGGGCTGTAGAATTAACTAAAAAACACGAAGAGATACACTGGATAGAAGATGAAGCAGAACTATCCGAAGATGTTCAGGACTGGAGAACTAAACTCACAGACGATGAAAAGTTATTCATCACACAAGTACTAAGATTGTTTACACAATCAGATGTACAAGTAGGAGAGAACTATCACGAACTCCTAATCCCTAAATTTAAAAACAACGAAGTCCGAAACATGTTATCTTCCTTTGCAAACCGAGAAGGTGTACACCAACGTGCATACGCACTACTGAATGACACACTTGGTTTACCAGACTCAGACTATCACGCATTCCTAGAATACAAAGAGATGTCAGATAAGATTGACTTTATGAAAGACGGAGATATCTCTACCCAACAAGGACTTGCACTATCACTCGCACAATCAGTATTTAACGAAGGACTATCAGTCTTTGCATCTTTTGTAATGTTACTAAACTTCCAGAGATATGGTAAAATGAAAGGTATGGGTACAATCGTTGAATGGTCTATTCGTGACGAGACTTTACACGTACAAGGTAATGCAAAACTGTTTAGAGAGTTTTGTGCAGAACACACACGTATTGTCAATGACGAACTTAAATCTAAAATCTATCAGATTGCAAAAGATGTAGTTAAGTTAGAAGATAAGTTTATTGACCTTGCGTACAATGGACACAAGATAGAAGGTCTAGAAAAGAAAGATGTCAAACAATACATTAGACACATTGCAGACCGAAGATTATTACAACTTGGTATGAAACCAAACTTCAATGCAAAAGACAATCCACTCCCTTGGTTAGATTGGGTACTCAATGGTGCATCACACGATAACTTTTTTGAGAAAAGAGTTACCGAGTATTCGGTCAACGGTCTTGAAGGAGAATGGGGTTGGGAAGATGTGGACACACCACAACAACTCGAAAGGATTGAAGATAAACTAGATGATTTAGTTGCAAATGTGGGTTGTTAGTTTTGGAAGAAAAAGAGTATGAGATAATCTGTCATGTATGCGAGTCTCATACTCATATCATTATAGATAATGATGAAGAACCTTTATACTGTCCCATGTGTGGTGCAGAGGCTGAAGTTATAGAACTAGAAGAATAATGTACGAAATAGATTATGTGTTTGATGAAATGTCTCTATTTCATATAGAAGAATTATTTAATGTTTCAATTCTTAAAGAAAGTCCAAGTGAATACATACATGAAAAAAAGAAATTAGGATATAGGTCAACTCAGTCTGCTGGAGTTGTGTTCCAAGATTTGCAATGGACTGGGCCCACTAAAAAAACTAATTTCATGTTGAAAGATTTGCAAAAAAAGTATGGAGAAAATATTGAAATCTATACTTGGTATTTTTTAAAGTATATTGAAGGTTCTTATACCATAGAACATTTTCACGGTGCGAATAACTTTGGACATAAAGGTTTTAGTACAATTACCATGTTATCTAATCCAGATGAATATATGGGTGGAGAACTTGTTATTCATAATAATGGTAAGAAAGAAGAAATAGTTTTAAGAAAAGGACAAACTATAAAAATTAGTGATGATGTTGTACACTCCGTAAATAGAGTTGACTGGGGAGAAAGAAGAACTCTAATACACTGGTTTAAACAATAACTAAATACACGTATGACTTGGTTATACGAAAACAAAGTATTTGATTTGAGTGAAGAAGAACTTGAGAAGTATCAAGGATTTGTTTATGAAGTAGAAGAATGTGATACGGGTATGAAATATATCGGTAAAAAGTTCTTCTGGAAAAAGAAAGTCCTACCTAAAAATCAATCTCGTAAAAGAAAGATAATCACTCGGGTGCAATCCGATTGGAAAGATTATCATGGTTCAAATGACCAAGTCAAACAACTACGTGAGGAAGGTAAACTATTTAAACGCAGAATACTATACTTATGTAGAACAAAAGGGGAGTGTTCATACTACGAAGCAAAACTCCAATTTGAAAATGATGTTTTACTTCGTGATGATTACTATAATGAATTTATAGGGTGTAAGATACATTCTAAATTTATCAAGGATATGAAAAATGACTACAATAACTCGTGAACTAATTAATCCAAACTTTTATCATGTGACAGAGGATATGGACTATGCAACTCTTTGTAAAAGAATAAACAAGTTCAAACATTTGTTTCTTTCTAAAGGTATGAAGAAAGGAGACAACATTTCGGTTGGTACACTGACTGGAAATACTAATATGATTGCGGGTCATTTTGCAGCTTGGGAACTTGGACTAATACCTTTTATACTAAACAATTATGTATTATCTGGGGATACTGACCTTTATGTAAATTCATTAAAGTTTATAATGCATATGCAAGAGGAAAATTGTGACCCGAGTATGAGAATAAATGTAGTACACGATTTTCATAAACCTATTGACCCAAACAACTCAGGTGGTTTAACTCGCATGGATTTAAAAAATGGTTTGTATCGAAAAATTTTAGAAGCATTTCCACCTAGTGCTGCAATTATGACAATGGACGATATCGCACCTATGCCTGGAACTGATATACAGCCTTGGGAAGTATCCCCAGAGGATAACTGTATTCAATACAATGAAGACCTTGCAAAAGTAACAAAGGTATCTCAAGTCTGGTGGCCTAAATTATATTCACACGAACAAATACTAGACGCAATAGAAAAATACATACCAACTTTTACTCAAGATAGTGTTGCAATCAGTAGACCACTACATCATGATTTTTGTATTTACTATTATTTTTTACCTACACTTATGACTGCAAGTAAGATACATGATTTGAATGTTATGGATTACCACCACAGAGATGATGAACAACATCTTTTAGAATTCATGACAGACTATGTCAACAAAGAGATAGAAAGACTTGGTATTGAAAGAATTCTAGTACCAGATGATGAAACATATGACTACATGCAAAGTAAAAAAACAAAACCTTTTACCAATGAAGTGATATTTAATATAGAGAAAAAAGTTGTCAAGACTCATTAACCGACATATACTCAACGACAATATAAACTTCGATAGTAAAACTAAAGAAGAACTTATCCATGAGATTAAAAAATGGAAGATGTTGTTTCGAGAAAACTATAATGTCCGTAAAGGAGAAGTGGTTGCAATCTCTATATTAGATGTTACACATTATCATTTAAGTTGTTTACTTGCGTGTGCAGAGTTAGGACTCAAGGTATTCATTATTGATGCACCCGCAACCAAAGATTCTTTACCTTATACTAAACTTGCATTGCATGGGCCTGCAGATTATTGTGTGCATCATGAGTTTATGGGAGACGAATTGTATGACGGACTTCACGGTCAGATGATAAGAGAATATAGTAAAGAACTAATTGATACTCGAGAACTTGTATTCAAAGAACCCAATGATTTTGAAATGCCTGATAAGATATCCGAAGACGATATCTTTATGATTAGTTCTACATCTGGTTCAACCAAACCTTCTCGTAAAATAGAATTTACACACAAAGAAGTTTACGAGATGTCCAGAAGAAATATCGATATCTTTAAATTTAAACCAGAAACCAAAGTATTGCATACCAAGAATATGCACCATGCATCTGCAATGATATGTACTTTATTACCTTCAATCATGGTATCGGAATATCATAGGTCTTTTACTTTACCCCAAAACTTAGACTGGATAAGTGACTTAAATATTTTAAAACAAATGATTAGTAATGAACAGTATAAAATAAATTTAAAGGGTGGATATCATATGACTGTTCCTAATCAAATGATATTAGACTTTTTACTTAAATCTGCATTTCCTTCTTTTAAAAACAAGACTATTATATCAATGTGTGGATTTACTTTACCCGAAGAATATATCGATTATGCAAAGACTTTTAATTTAGAGTTTATTTCACATTATGGTAGTATTGATACGGGTATACCACTTTTAGTTAATTATCTCGATGAAAACACAGAATACCGTTCAGACTGTCTAGGAGTCCCACCAGACGACTTTTATGATATTCAAGTGTCACCCACTACAAATGCGTCTGTAGGGTGTCAGCTGTGGTCAGAAGACCGTATATTAGATGACATACTTTATATTGAAGATAATTTATACTTTTTGAAGGGTAGAGTAGAAAATCCAAATACTGTCTTTGATATA